TTTGATAGTCAACTGTGATTCCTTCAAGTATGTCATTAGCCTTTGGGTCAATTAGGATTGAGAAGCCTTCATATTCATTATGAATGTCTTCTTCATTGATTTTATCTGCAAACTCAAGTTTGTATGCATAGCCACTACAACCAGTAGTTTCAATACCTATACGAATGCCAATGCCTTTGCCGCGATTAGCCAAATGAGATTTGATTTTGTCTTTTGCTATGTCTGTAACTTCCATACTTGTATTTATCCTCAACTGTTTATTATATAGATTTTATTGCAAACATGCAACATTATTGGGTGGTTAGATAATCTTTGTATGTTTCGGTTATGTCATTGAATAAATTATACTCTATCTCTAATTCATTGACTCGTTTGTTGTGATGCTCGATATTGTGTATTAAAGTGGGTAGCATTTCCTTCATTATCTTACTCAATTCAACACGAGACATTGCATTAATTGATTCTACAACTGCAACTACTTTATCAAATCTCAATTGATCATCATACGTTTCATCGTAAGATTCATCAATCCAATTACTGTATGTTTTGTAACCCATTTCTTTAAATGCTTTTAATGTATTAGGTTCACCATATACAATAAAAGGTTGCAAAGAGTACATTGGTCTTGCATGTTTTTCATTAATTTCAATTCGATTTAAATCTAATTCAAACCATGTACTAGTGACGATTTGAAAGTATGAATCAGTATGAAGACTTGATTCTAAATGAAACAAATGTGTTGGTCCATGCTGTGTAGGTTCTGAGAATTTATCTAATATTGTTGTGTCATGTAGAAATCCGTCTAATAGTCTTTCTTCTACTTTTATAGATTTTTGTATCGTATTATCAAAGTAACTGCCGCTCATTGTACTGATAAAATTATCTTCTTCAAAGTTTGGTAATTGTAATACTTCATGTATAAACTTTAGTCTGTGTTCACGTGACTTTCCACCTAACAATAACATTTTTTTAGATCGTTCTTGTAAATTTTCAATGCTTTTTACTGTCTCGTTATAGTTGTTGTTTACAAACAATGAGTCATAGTAGTTAAAAAAAGATCCATTAAGATTGAAGTTGTTCAATGTACTTCTATTGTTTACATTAGAATCTATGTAGTACAATAGATCAGAGTCTATATTCAAGTCTCTTATTAAATTCTTCATACCATGAACAATACTAGAAACGTTTAGAGATTCTACTTCATTTAGGTAAATGATGAGTCCACATTTTTTATTTAATAAATCAGAATAAAATAAATTCGATGGGTCTGAAAATTCAGTACGCCAACCAATAGATCGTCTACTTGTCAGTAGAAAATAAAATTCATCTTTGGGTCGTTCAGTTACTATTTCTGCTTCTGGGAGAAGATGTAGTGCATGTTCTATTACATGTGATGTTGGCTTATAAAATCTGCTAATTTCAAATTCATCTACATCATGTATAGGTACAAATTTTACGGTCATTTAGGAAACTTATGAGACAGAAATTCCACCAGGGAGATCAGGACGACTTTTCATTGCAGAGTTAGCCATGTTGGCTACAACTTTTTGACTATCTGGTTCTTTTTCCTGTCCAGGATTTATAGTGACAGTTTCGTCACCTTTAAAGACTATTTTGTCGCCTTGAATATTTGAGATCACACTACTAAGTAGTGGCTCATCTAACATTGTATACAAATCTTCTGTGTTGAGTACAATATCTTGGGATTGAAACAGAGCCAATAATTGATCAACCGTGTAGTTATCTGGATCAATGTCTCCATTGTCCACTAATTCTTTTAAATGATTAGTAACTGCGATGATTGATGCGGCTAAGGCTTTATCTTCGGCAGGCTCCACAAACTCGTTAAGCCTCATTAGATTTACCTTTTTGCTCTACCGACTGGTCCTGTTGATACGTCTACGTTAACATCTTCGATATCAGTAACTGGTGCAGGAGCATTAACGTCTACAACGTCAGTTCCCATATCGCCTGTTACATCTATTGCTGGATTAGAAACATCCATGCTGTCAACTCCAACTTCACCACCACCTAGACCTGAATCTACGTCACCGTCAAATGCATCTACAACGTCTCCGCCTGTAATGCCTGCTAGTGCTTGATCAAGTTGTCCTTTGACTGATACTAAACACTGATTCAATTCTGCAAGTGCTTGTCCTGCTGTTTGATCAAATGCTTGTGCTTCGTTAACACCAATTTCTGTTTGAACAGAGTCAACTAGTGCTGGCATCTCTTTGACCATCATGTCTGAGATTTCTTCTAGCATTTTTTGTACTGAATCAACCATGTCTTGTGCGGCTAAGATAACTTGTGATCTGTTAACTTCTTCGTTTTCAGTGATGATTGCTGATTTTGGTGCTTCTGGAGCTACTTTGTAATGATCTCTAAGTGCTTGTTCGACAAATACTAGTTTCATGTATGAAGGGTATTCTGAACCAAAAGTCTTTGCTTCTCTTGCTTCTGCAATTAAGCCTTTTACCTTGTTATGCATAGTTTGCGTTTGAATTTTATTAAGACCGTCTATTTTAAGATCGACCTCAAAATTCTCTTTTAACGCTTTAACTGCGTGTTTTTGCGTGTTTAAATCATTTAGTTTCATAATCAGTTCCTAGTAATCTGTACTTGAGTATATGTATTTATCTTCTGGTGTAGAATTTTTGATATTTTTGTAACGGGTTTTCTTGTACGTTTCAAAAATCTTTGTTTGTTCATTCTTAGAAGTATTTATATGTTTTTGTATTTCTAAAAGAATTTGTTTTTTCTTTATATAGTCTTCTTCTAATTTTGTTAACTGTATTAGTCTCAGGTCTAAACTGTTCTTCTTAGTTTTGTATCCTTTAGTGTGAATTTTTATATCTAAGTTAATACTACTCAGTCTGCAATCTAATTGATAAAGTTTTACAGCCGAATCAGTTCGTTTACTATTATGGAGCACACAATATGACATTGCAGTCTTAACAGAAATAAAATCTCTATTCTCCATCCAAGAACGTTGTTTTACACGATAGCAACCATCCTTTGTTTTAGTGATGTGATAGTTTCCAAACACACTAATACCAGACGAATCTTTTTTAATATAATGATGTCTTAGTCCAGACAACATTTCTTGTTTAAATAAGTGACTGATTTTTTCTTTATCTTCTTTTTTCATTTTACTCCCTCAAAGTATATATTACGTAATTCTGGTGTGGTGTCTAAAAATTTAGGCAACTGATCGGAATATTCTGTATTACATGTTAGCATAGGTATTTCATGGCAATCATATGCAAGAAGCCCATATGGTTCTGCTCCGTTATCATAAACGCCAGTATGCTGAACATGAAATTCAAATCTCCAATACCAAAAATTATCAAATTCTTTGTTGTTTTCTAATAAGAAACCAAAATCAGTGTCATCAATTCCAAATTCTATTTTATAAGGATAAGTTAAAATGTCAGGGGTACCTCGTAATGAGATACATTGTAAGATCGTGTCAAAATTTGCTTGAGAGTTTCGTTGTTGTCTCCAAAGATCAGTGTTATCCCCAATTGGCTTGGATCGATTTAACACATTCGTGTTAGTAATATCGAATAAGGTATAACATGCAATTCTTTGACTCATGTAACTATTTAGTAGCCAAAAAAAAGCCTCTAATAAAAGAGGCTTTTTAATAAGTTAATAAACTTACTCAGCGTTGAATGTTACGCCTGTAGCAGAAGTAGTAACTGCATATCCTAGAGCCGCTGTTAAAGCCACGTCTAAGTCACCTGCGTTGGTGAAGTCCCATCCCATTGTTGGGAATAATGCTAGGTTTAATACGTTTGCACCTGATCCGCCTGAAGTATCCATTTCATAGATCGCAATTGTTGATCTAGTTTGAATAGTGTCTACTGCTTTTTTCAAGTCAGCTCCAGGTAGAGTTGCTGATGCTTCTCCTGTGAAAGTTACGATACCAAACTGAAGTTTAGGACCTTGTACGTTTACTGCTTTACCAGTTGTGTATGCATTTAAACCACCATTAGTGTATGAATCTGCATCTTGGTGAAAGACTGGTTGAAAGTCACTGTTTGCTTTTGTAAATTGTGCCATTTTTCTATTTCCTTTTGTTTTGAAAGTACACGTTCCATGCACTTTATATTATTTTGAATCTCAACCATTGAGATTCATACAAGTATTTATGCCGGATGTAAAAAAATTGGGTGTTTGGATTAACTTCTTGCCGCTAGATTTTGACGGGCAAAACCCATTCTGTTGACAAATTTGAGATCATTTGCAACGAAACCTTCTTGTGTTTCAGTGCCATCATCTAAGTAACCTTTGATAGGACTTGACTTTGCGGCGTTGTCTAATTGATCAACAACGTCTTGTTTTAGATTGTATAGAGCAATCCATATTTTAAATGCTCCTAATACACCTTGTTTATGTGCGTTTAGATGAACAGATATTTTTTCTCTCATAGAGTCTGTCATTTTTCTATTCTCTACGAATTCAATAAAATCTTTGTATAAGTTTCTTAAGTTGCCAGATACAATTTTCTTGTTAACGTATACAGTGAACAATTGATTGAATGAATTTCTTGCTTGAGGTGCAGTACTAAACAATCCTTTAACAGCAGGACCATATTGATTAATAACTTTTTCTACTTGCTGTTTGAGTTCTTTATTAATTTTTAGTTGAGGAGTTACTGGCATCTTACTAGGCACTATTGCTACTTCTGAATTGTTTTTCAAATTACCAATAGAACCATCGAGTGACGATGCTTCATTTGTTGTCATAGCATTTGCTGGAATAAATTGATGTACAGCAATCCCTGCTTGTTTGCCTTTGAGCAAATGTCCTGCTTCACTATCGACATCAACTGTGTACGCAATTCCCCCAGGGTTTGCTTTAAAACTGTAAAGACCATCTTTGTCTTGTAATGGTTGACTGAATAACAAGTCTCCCCAATAATAACCAGTAGACCCTCTGTCTGACTTTTCTAGTCCAGGCCATACAGTATCAATAATACGATACAAATCACCTCTGTTTACGCCACGAGCCTTATCATATGCTTGAAATTCTTGTGGAGAGTAGACTAGTCTACCGCTACCATCTTTCTTATTGAACATGTGCTTGTCCATTATAGAAAATCTACCTTCAAGGTTGCGACCAAAGATTAATGCAGGATATCCGTCCCATTTAATTGTGATATTATTTGGGGATTGAATTGTTGCTTCTATTTGTTTCAGTGCATGTCTTGCACCGTTCTCATCATCTAAAAACACCAAGTCTTCTGGATGATCCATATGACCTGCCGCTTCGACTATGTTGATTTTTTCTAGTTGTCGTAATGACTTAGCGATAACTTCAGTAAGAGTACTCACTATTATCTCGTTTTCAATGCTGGTATTTTTTCTGCTCTTATTGCTGATTGAGTTTTAGATTCTGCGACAGTACCTTTTATGCCACCTACAGGTTCTATCATTTTTGGCCCTTGACTACTGAAGTCTGATCCATCAATCTCTGCACCAACAACTTCAGCGTTTGCTGTACCACCATCGTCACCACCATCGTCATTTGCAAGGGGATTTGCAGGCGGTGTTGGTTCATTCATGCCTTCTGGTGCTTGTGTAGCCAGCCATGTCGCATTAGCCAAATCACGTACTAGAGATTCTTTATAAGTACCATCGTCCCATTGTTCTTGCATAACTCTAAATATTCGATTTGAATATGTTTTTAATTTTTGACCTATTTCTAAACCTCTTGTAAACTCTAAATACCAATTAGACATGTAATTTTCTAATGTCATTTGATCTTCTTCTGGAGCCTTTCCAGGTTTTGCGAGATATGAAAAATCTGAATCTAACTGGCCTTTTACTAAATCATAGATTTTATTCATCATGTCTTCTACAAAATAACCTCTTGCTAACTGTGATTTAGAATTTTTTCCTTTAAGTTTAAATTTTGATGTGTCACGTTGACGACCGCCATTATTTCCTGATTGGCCTTTCTTTTCTCTATTATGCATATTATGCATTGCTTCAGTTATGATGTCATTACTTAACATGTATGTTTCCTAAATCTTTTTAATAGTTTTTGTAAATCGACTATTATCTCTACCACGAATAGAACTCAATAATTTCTTTTCTAGTAATTGTGCTTGATCATCACTATAATTTCGTTGAATATATTCAATAAGGTTCAATGCACTGGAAATAATATGATTTCCACGTGACTCTACAATGTGGGGTACATCGCGGTTTTGCCCAATCGATTCGAGTTCTTCTAATAAACTTCTTGTTTTCTTTTGCATAGTGATTCTCTTAAATCCGTGTATAGTATTTAGTCTACATTAGCCAATTAACACTAAATTCTTTAGTTTGTGTCTTTGAGGTTGTTCAATAATGATTTTAGTTTAGAACCTTGAACGTCTGCAACAACCTTTTTATTTGCAGGATCAACTTGATCCTGAACAATTTGATCTGTTACTCCAACACTAGAACTAGTTTTAAACTTGTCCATGATCGATTGTGCTGATTGTTGAGGAGCATCTGTTGCAGTACCTGATACTGTTGCAGTGCCAGGGTCTGTAATACGCAATGTTTCAACATCAAATGCTAGTTCGACTTTTTGTCCTACACCAGAACTTGATCTTGTCTTCATTAACTGAATCTGATACTGTCCACGTTCTCTCATACTGCGTGATGTAAAGATACCAAACACATTGTCTGCTGTGTTGATCTTACTGATACCACCTGAGATATGACTGTGATCGAATTCTATTTCTTCTACTGCACTTCTGTTTAACTGTGATGCAGTTACAAAGATTATATCTAATTCTTTTGCTAAGTTACGCAATTCTTCTGATACATACTTGTCTTTAACATACAAGTCACTCGGACTTACTTTAGCACTTACAGGCATCAACAAGTCTAAGTAGTCAACACATAAAAAGTCTAGTTTCATACCTGTTTGTATCTGCAACTCTTTACAATATGCTCTCAGATCGTTTACAGTAGATTGAGCAGGCATGTATTTGATTCGTAATTGACCAGCCGCTTTCTGCTTCATCTTCACTTTCATTTCAACATTGTCTAAATCTTTAAAGATTTCTTTTGCGCCAGTATCAGTAACCATTGAATCAATTCTCATTGCTGATAAATGCTCACTCAACTCTAAAGTGATATAGATACCAGAAAGACCAGCAAGAATCCAATTTACTGAAAGATTTTGCATGAACAATGACTTACCAGAACCTGATCCACCTGCAAAGATTTGTAGTTCTCCACGATTAAATCCACCATAAAGTTTCTGATCAAGTACAGGCCATCCTGTAGACGATTGACCATTGCTTGTTTTTAGATGCATCAAACGAGCCCTAGGATCATCAAAATAGTCAACACCCATATCTCTTAACAATGATATTTGTACTGCATCTTTAATTAACTTTTCGACAGGATCATAATCACCTTTCTCTAGTAAATCTGCTGATGCCATGATTGCTCGTTCTAGTTCTTGTCTACGAGTAAATGCTTCAAACTCAGTCATAAACCATTCATAGTGTCCTTCATCTAAGTCAGGAACTAAATCTATATCAACGCCTGTTGTTGCTTTAATTTGTGTCGAGTCAGGCAATATTTTATATTGATCTGAATGTTCTCTCATAAACTCTGCAACAGGTCGTAGTCTTCTGTCAAAGTTTTCTGCATTAAAAATATTAGTGATCCTAACAAACAACTCTGCGTTTGTTACCATCATTCGCAAGAACAGTTCTTG